TATTTATTCAACCTACAAGAACTGCCGAATTCATCGTATTAGATTTTGTAGTACAACCAACCGGAGCTGCTTTTCCTGAATAATTTTTAGGAAAATCCATATTTATTATTATAGGAGAAAAATAATGGCAGTAATAGACTCAGAACAGTTATGGTATACACCATATGAACCAAAACTAAAGAACCGTTTTATCATGGAGCTTGGTGATACAGGCATCCCAGCTTATACTATAAAGACGGCACAAAGACCTCAAATAACTTTTGATGAGGTTGTATTGGAGCATATGAATGTAACTAAATATGTTAAAGGTAAAGGTCGGTGGCAAACACTACAGATAACTCTTTATGACCCGATAGTCCCATCTGCTGCTTCTTCAGTAATAGAATGGGTAAGACTTCATCATGAAAGTACTACAGGTCGTGATGGTTATCAAGACACATACAAGAAAAATGTTACTTTTCAAGTATTAGGACCAGTCGGTGATATCATTGAAAAATGGACACTACATGGTACTTATATTCAAGACGCCAGTTTTGGTGACTTGGATTTTAGTGATTCTAATCCTGTCGAAATTACTTTGACACTTAGATACGATTACGCTGTACTTGAATTCTAAAAAATAGTTGTTTAAATACAACAAGGAGTTATAAATGTCAGAACATAAGTTCCCAACGGAAATTATTGATTTACCGTCTGGTGGTAAGGTCTATCCAAAAGACTCGCCACTTGCTGAAGGTAAATTAGAACTTAAATATATGACCACAAGAGAAGAAGACATTCTTATGTCTGAAAACCTTATTAAGAAAGGTGTGGTTATTGATAAACTACTAGATAGTTTGATTGTTACAAAGGGTGTAAGTCAAGAAACCTTAATTTTAGGCGATAAGAACGCTGTATTAGTTGCTGCTCGTATTCTTGCTTATGGTCCAGAGTACACGGTAGAAGTAACAAATCCAAATAATGCTGAACAAAAGATAGAACATACATTTGACCTTACAAAATGTCCTTTTAGAGAATTACCAAGTGGTATAGATTATACAGATAATTCTTTTGACTTTGAAACTCCAATTGGAAAAAACAAAGTAAAGTTTAGACTTCTTACAGGTAAAGAAGAAAAACTAATAGAAAAAGATTTAGAACAGGCAAGAAAAGTAGGATATAATTCAGATATATCTACAAGACTTCGTTACACGATTACAGAGGTAGATGGTGATAATAAGGCAGAAACCATATCATCATTTTCACAAAATATGTTAGCCCGTGACTCTGTAGCATTGAGAAATTACATACAAAGTATTTCTCCCGATATTGATTTGACATCGGAAATCCAAATAGGGGAGGAAACTGTGAGCGTGTCAATACCGCTTACAGTCGAGTTTTTTTGGCCTAAGTCCATCTAGCAAATTAGATATACATCAATCCATTTTCTACCTAATCTATGGTATGCCTGGTTTTACATTTAACGATGTATACACCATGCCTGTCCATCTAAAAAACTTTTATCTTAGAGAGTTTATGAAGTTTAAAAAGATAGAAAAAGACAAAATGGATAATGCTCAACCAAAGCAACAACCAACAATACCTCGTAGATTTTCCCCTAAATAACTTTCTTCTTAATATTTATTAATATGGCTAGACAATCTGATATTGAAAACGAGAAAAAACTCAAAGAATTACAAGCAGAAAATGCTAAACTTCAAAATGGTTATCAAAAGACCTACGAAGCTAGGCAAAAACAGATAAAAAAAAATGCAATAGAGATAGCAGAATTAGAAAAAAAAATTACTAATGCAAAAAAAGCACAAACAGCTGCGGTTACTGCTAATATTCAATCGGCTAAAACTATAGGTAGATTAACATCTGATCGTGAAAAACTTGAAGAGAAAACAAATAAGTCCCTTTCTACAAGATTACAGCAATTAGTAAAAGGAAATGTTGCCAGCGCTATTGGTCTTAAAACAACAAGGGATTATGAAACTGCACAAGTAAATTTAGCTAAACAAGCTGAAGACAATGCAAAGAATGTTAGTAGTTTAGGACTTAGAGATGAACAACAAAAATCAAAAGTAGTTTCTCTTCAACAAGATATAAAAGATGGTTTATTAAGTCAAGCGGATATAAAAACTAGGGTTAATGATATTGGAATAAAAGATGGAGATATTTCAAAGAAAGTGTTAAAAACCGCATCATCTTTAAGAGAACAGCAAAAAGGAGTAGCATCTGCGGGTGTGTTATCATCTAATAATATGACTAAGTTTGCTGGTAAAGCTGCGATAGCTGGTGTTATTTTTAAAAAGTTATTTGACATAGCTCAAAAGTTTGCTGCTTCAGTAGATGCCATAGGAAAACAGTTTGGTAGTTTAAATGCATTGAGTGGTGAATTTAAGAATGAATTATTAGATGCGCAGGTAGCAGTTGTGGGAGTAGGTGCTACAATGGAAGATGTAGTAGCTACTACAAATGCCTTGTCTAGTGAATTTGGTTTTTCAACAGAAGAATCTGCTAATTTATCTGCTCAAATAATTGATACTGCTAGGGCAGTAGGTTTATCAAATGAAGAAGCTGCTAAGTTAAGTGGTATACTACAAACAACTTCTGGTTTAAGTGGAGCTCAAGCAGAAAGATTAACAGAAGGTGCTTATCAATTAGCTGCTATGAACAAAGTTAATCCGTCTGCTGTGTTAAAAGACATGGCTGGTTCTTCGGAGGCATTTGCTATGTTTTCTAAAGATGGTGGTGATAATATTGCCAAAGCAGCCGTTCAAGCTAGAGGATTAGGATTATCACTAGATACTACTTCAAAGATAGCAGAGGGTTTATTAGATTTTGAACAATCTATCAGCGCTGAAGTAGAAGCATCAGCGATACTTGGTAGACAACTTAATTTTCAAAAAGCTAGGGAATTAGCACTTACCAATGACCTTGAAGGCGCTATGAAAGAGGTTGTAAAACAAGTTGGAACTGAAGCTGAATTTAATAAGTTGATGTTACCACAAAGACAGGCTTTGGCTAAATCTATAGGTGTTAGTGTTGGTGATTTAGCAAAGATGGTTGCCAATCAAGATAAGGCAAATATGTTAGCTGGAGAAACAGCACAATCATTTTCTGATATGATTGGTAAAGATGCTATGTCTGAACTTACACAGGCTATGAATTCATTGAAAATATTTGGTGTTGCTTTAGCTAGAGTTCTTGGTCCTGTATTAGAGGGGTTCGGAAAATTAATTAATTTTGGTTTAGATCCATTAGCAAGTATAGTAGGTGGTGTATCAGTAAACGATTTCAAATCAGGTCCTGGTGGTATAACAACTATGATGGGACCAGCTGGTGTATTTAGTTTGAACCCAAGAGATTCTGTGTTGGCAACAACCAATCCGATACCTGTAAATGATATTAGTATGGGTCCTGCTGGTTCTAAATCTGTTGGTGGTGGAAATATGAATGTTACATTTGGGGATGCAACTTTTCAAAATGATAAACTTAGACTGGCAGTAGTAAATCCACCAGATACAACTCGTAGTTTATAGGAAATAATTATGGCACTAGAGAATTTAAAATCAGCATATAATAATTTAAGTATAAATAATGCTAAAAAGATAGCTAGTGAAGTTAAACGTAATATTACACTTGATAACGCGGTAAAGGCAACTGAAAATTTAATAATTGCTGCTAGTACAGATAGAGATATAGGAGATATTACTTCTTTAATTGATTTAGATTATTCTTTAAGGGCTACATTAGGATTACCTTTTAAAAATCTTGGGGATAATCCTATACCTGCTATAGATAAAGCAGTAGATGATGTAATTAAGATTAGACTTGAATTACCAACATCTGTATTTGGAAGAGATGTACCTGCTCCTCTTCTTAAACAAGCTAATAAGGCTTATAATGCCCTAAGAACAAGGGGTATACTAGAATTAAACGAAGCTGTTCAATTTCCAGTAACTGGAAAACCAACACCTTTTATAGACTTATCAAGAGGACCTGGTGAAACTAATTATATTGACTATCCATCTTTACAGTTACCTACAACTGATGAAGTCGATGATGTTATAGCACCAGAGAAAAAAGGTGACTTCTATGTAAAGATAAAAGATTTAAGAACAGGTGGTCAGATACTTTATTTTAGAGGATTCGTAACCGGTATAACAGAAAATGTTAATCCATCATTTACTCCAATAAATTACATCGGAAGAAGTGAGCCTGTTTACACTTATGAAAGGGGTGAAAGGGATGTAAGTTTTAACCTCAAAGTTTATCCAGCAAATTATACTGAACAGAAAATAATGTACGAAAAAATAGATAGACTAACAAGTTTAGCATATCCTAAATATTTAGGTACTGATGATTTGACTAGAATGCAACCACCATTTACAGAACTTTATATGGCTCATATTGGAACTAGAAAAAAAGGTCAATTTGGGTTTATAAAATCAATTTCATATACTGTTAATGAACAAGGTGATTGGGATGCTTTAAGAGCATTACCAAGATATTTTGATATAAACATATCTTATCAGATATTAAGTAAAAAAACACCAGATATGAATGATAGATTTTATGGGTATGATCCTTATCCTGAGGAAAAATAATGAGTAGATATGATAATATAAAAAAAATTCAAAATAAAAGATTTACTTCTATAGGAACAGCACGTTTTCCAAAACACGAAGATAAAAACTCGGATATTCTTCTTATCGCTACACAAGGTGACAGATGTGATTTAATAGCACAACAGTATTACGGAACATCCGAACTATGGTGGTATATCGCTTCAGTAAATAATTTATCATCCAATAACATTGAGGCTGGAACTCAGTTAAGGGTGCCGGTTTCAACAGAACAAGCAGTTTTAAAATAAAATGGACATATCAAAAAAAGTTTTTGGTTCTAATGTTTCCAAAGAAATAAGAGATTATTTTAATGATATACAAGATGGTAGTGTAATAGAGCCTGGTCAACCGATACCGACAAAACAACCAAATTACCTTGGTGATAAAACTCCATTTGCTAGAATGTGGACTATTGTTAAGAAAACTTCATTTGAGGTAAAAGAAGTTGATGGTAAAAAAAAACTAAGTCCTCTTCCTAAACCAGAGATAATAACTCATATAGTAAACAGTAACCAAGTCAAATCTTATAGTGAATTATCATCCATAGGCGAGTTAACAGAAAATAAATATCTCAAACCACCAGCTGGTATAACAGAAGTGAGTTCAGATTCAACCGGTGCTTTAGGTGCGATGAGACAAACAACTATCAGATTTACAGTTCATAATAAAAAAGATTTAGATGAAATATTTTTACCATTTTTTTTAAAACCAGGTTCACAAGTATTTGTTGATTTTGGTTGGTCTGATAAAAACTTAAATTTATATGATGTTGATGATTTAACTAAAAATAGAGATGACGAACTTACAGGTCTTTACGAGGATATATATAAAGAAAACGATGATTCTATTTTTTCAAAAGGTCTAATGACAACATTAAATGGTCAAGTTAAAAGGTATGATGTTAAAGTTAATGCTAATCAATCTTTTGAATGTTCGTTAGAGATTATTTCCACTAATTATCAT